AACATCGCTCATGCTTCCGTCGAACTGGGCTGGTATTGTCTGGGTCCACATTCCTGGATCCCCAGTACCTCCCACGGTTTTCATGATGGCACCCTTCAACTGACGCATTTCGCGTACGGTCGTCGGTGCTACCATATCGAAAGGCGCCCACCCACCGTAAAAGGTGACCATGCGTCCATAGACACCTGGTCGGGAGGAAATTGTCGCGCTCAACTGTCGCCAAACTGCGACAGGGTGATGCCCAAGTATCTCTTTTGTTGTTGCATGAGTCCAAGGCTCATACTTCAGCACGATGGCTAACTTCCCAGAAGTCAGTGTGGTTGCCACCTCCAATGACACAGGGTCAATGTGAATGTAGCCATCCACAGGACCCACCTCCTCGATGATGCGTTGTGCGAACGCTGATGGCATGTTGTCTCTGAATTTGCACTATCAAATGCGCCTTTGACCAAGCTATTAACTTGGGGCCGACTGTTTGTTTCAGACGAGACATTCGCTCGCCCGCTGCCCTTACAGTCTGTACACTGCCACGGGACTCAACCGTGACTCGGGACCTATCTTCGGCAAGAATTGGTCGACGCGTGCATTCTCTGGAGTAGCATAGAGAGTTGCATCGGCTCGAGATTGGACTGTGGTATAGCTTGCACCCTTTTGCAGCCGTTCCTCGATCTGGACAGTCAGCAACTGTGTTGTTCGCAGCTCACGCGCACAGTCACACCATATGCTCCCATTACAGGAGGGCCTAACGTTAAGCTTTGTGCCCAGTTAAACTCCGGAAGAGTATGTCAGGGTTTGTTCTTCTGCGCGTTAGCGAGGTAGATCACCCAGAAAGCGTCCTCTAAATGCTTCTCAAATCGATTACAAACCGTCATACACAATCAAACCGTCTACATGCAAAGTCTTCCATTGGAAGACCTGTTTGCCGGCAGCCGTGTGTACAACCATTGATCTTGGTTTGACAGCAACCGCGTGATCTCGGTACAAGGCTACGAAAGCTTTGTTCAATTTGATGCCATAATTCGATACGGCATTTGCCAATCTCAGCCTGCTGCGGTTACTCCAACTTTCATCCACGTGCACATACTGTACCTTCTCATCTTTGCATGCCTGAATGGCATCTCTAGTGGGAGTTACACGCGAATATTTGGCAATTGCATTAATTGCTTTAATATTGGTGGCCACGCAATTCGCAAGAGCATAGCCAAAGCAACCAATTGATCTCGAGAGTATCTCGAATGGCTTTTCATCATCGTCTCTTAAATGAGACGGGATATGGTCGAAATCCATTCGGGCCAATTCAATGGCTCTCGCCCACATGTCATGTACCACCGCCGGGTCACCCCCAAACACCTTACATCTCGCCTCAACGTACGCCATCAAGCCCATCCGGCTTGATGCATTCAACAACCGTTCAGTATCCGCGCCAAATGACGCGTGTTGCAATCTAGTCCTGCGCCGGGCTGCGTACTTAAGAACTGTGCGCAAAGCCTTGTACACGATCGTGCGATTTGGCAATGCACCACGGCTGATGAAGGTGACACCATTCTCGCGTTGTGAACGCTCCTCTTGCTTCCAGGTCAAGCCGCGGTTTGCTGACACTTGCGCCTTCAACTTAGCTCGGTGATCCCAAGCAGGTTGTCGGTCCAATGTAATGTCATCACCGGTCTGCATTAGCCTGACATGAGTCAGGTCCGCCACAGAGATCAAAGAACTTATTGCCATGATCTTATTAAAGATCAAAGTCCAAGGATCTCCGCTTGCCAGCGCCATCTGTAAGATGAATGTGAAAGGATCTTTCATCATCCGGACGGTTCGCTGCTCTCGTATCTCGCGTGCCATTGCCGCGAGGCCTAGCTTATCTGCCGCCATCTCCAGAAACCTGCATGCCACCAAGACATGCACTGCTGCATGGGAAGAGTCTTGCTTTTCCAAATCTAACTCATATGTTGACTCAAACGTCGCCAACACT